CCAAGGTGCCGGGCGCGCTGCTGGAGCTGCCGACGCCGGTGTGGGAGACCCGCGAGCGGGTCACGATCCACCGCGACGGCGAGCTGGCCGCGTTCGCGCTCGGCGCGCCCGACCGCTACGTGCGGCTGGTGCTGCTCCAGGGCATGGTCGGCTGTCGCATCGGCGAGCTGCTGCAGCTGCGCCGCGACTGGATCGACCTGGCCGAGGGCACGATCACGATCCCGCCCGCCGCGCACAAGTCGGGCAAGCGGATCGGCGCCAAGATCATCCCGCTGCTGCCCGAGGAGATCGCGCTGCTGACCGAGCAGCTGGCCACCCTGCGCGTGGCGGGCGCCACGCCCACCTCGCACCTGCCCGGCACCCCGGCCGAGTCGGAGCTGGTGTGGCCGATGCCGGACGGCTCGGCCTGGCCGATGATCCACGGCCGCGTGGCGCACAGCTACTTCAACCGCCACGTGTGGCAGCCGACGCTGGCCGCCGCCGGGCGCGACGATCTCACCTCGCACGATCTGCGCGCCACCGCCGTCACGATCATGCGCGACCGCGGGATCTCCGAGGAGACCTGCCAGCTGCGGGTCGGCCACGCCGACGCCAAGCTGATCCGCTCGGTCTACGACAAGGGCAGCCGCCTGGCGCGGGCGCAGCGCGAGCTGGTGGCGATCGCGGCGGCAGAGGTGGCGACCGTCACCGACACGATTCCGGCCGCCACCGCCGAGGAGGCTACACGGTGACCGGCCCGGACGTGCGCTGGATCGACTCGGCCGAGGGGCCGCTGCCGGAGGTGGCAGCGGCCCTTGGCTGTCCTGCAGACCTGATCGTCTCGGTCTCCGAGCACCCCGAGGGCGACATGCTGGTGCTGTTCACGCCCGGCTACCCGGCTGACCAGGAGATCTACAGCGCGGTGCTGGAGCGCGGCCCTGGTGGCGTGCTGGTGGAGCTGTCGCGGGTACGGCGGCCCGGCATGTGGCAGCGGATCCAGCGCGAGATGCGCCGCCGCCGCAAGCGGGAGGCCGGGCCGTGAGCGCGCCTGGTGTCAATTCTGTGTCAACCCTGACCGCGGCCAACGGCCCGATCCCTGTATCCATGCGGGATCGGGCCGTTTCCGTTCCGGTGTCTGACACCGAAACGGCCCCGCGCGTGTCTGCGGCCACCGGCGGGATTCCGCGTAACCATGCGGGTTCGCGTGGTCTAGGCCGCGCCACCCTGCGGTGGTCTGCGCGGGTCTGCGCGGGCCTGCGTGTCAGTCCTGTGTCAACGCGGCGGCCCTGGTGACGCCCACCGACCGCACCCCGGCACCCGTCGTCCGGCTGACCACCGCCGGAGTCGGCGCCGTGCTGACCGCCCTGGCCCGCGGCGCCAGCGCCGCCGGTGACCGCGCCGCGGTGGTCGCGCTGCGCGACTGCCAGGTGTGGCTGAACAGCCTGACCGCGCAGGCCCGCGCCGCCCAGCGCCGCGAGGTGCGCTGTCCCCACTGCCACGCCCAGCTCGGCCGCCCCGGCGAGATCACCGAGCTGCTGGACGCGCTGGCGGTGGAGCTGTGACCCGCGGCGCCGTCGGCTGGGCGCTGTTCCAGCTGGTGGCGCGGCTGCTGAACCTGGCCTACCTGGTCGCCGGGCCGGGCGAGATCGAACGGCGCATCGCAGACCGGGCGTGGCTGGAGCAGCGCCCGACCGACTATGAGAGGAGGCCCTGGTGAACTACCCGAGGAGCTACCGCTGGTGGCAGGACGGCCTGGTCTGGAGCTGCCTGGGCCTGGTCGCCATGGGCGCCCTGGTCGGGTTCGCGGTCGCCATGGTGGTGACCTGGTGACCGCGCCGCAGCTGACCCTGGAGGAGCAGATCGCCACCGAGGTGGCGCTGCGCGACTACCTGATCAGCGAGGCCGCCTACTACCGGCGCCGGGCCGAGACCGGCCACGACCGCCAGCACGCGATCCAGCTGGAGGAGTGGGTGATCCAGCTGGAGGCCGTGATCGCCAACCGTCGGATGGCGCGCCGTGCCGACGCTGTGCCGTGAGTGCGGCCGCGAGGTGGCACCGCAGCTGGTGCCCGGCGCGTGGCTGTGCGAGACCTGCAGCACCCCGCGAGGAGGAGGACGACCCGTGAGCACCCCTGCTGAGAAGGGCGGCGCCGCCCCGCCGCCGCCCGAGAAGGCCCCTGAGACGCCCGCTGACGCGATCCCGCCGCCCGAGGCCGAGGGTACGGCCGAGGTGGTGGACGCGCCGGAGACGGCCGCTACGACGCCCGCAAGCGGAAACACGGCTACCACCCGCAAGCGGCGGGCGCTGCCGGTGAAGCGCGGCCAGGGCCTGCAGCTCGCGCCGCAGCGCGAGCTGACGCTGGACGACCTGCGCACGCTCGGCTGGTGGCTGTCGCTGTCCGAGTCCGGCGCCCAGGACGAGAAGGCCCGCGGCGCCGCGGGCGCCCTGCGCCTCTACTACGTCCAGCAGCTCGGGCTGCCGCTGTGGTCGGTGCGTGAGCTGTCGCTGATCTCGGGCAAGCTGGTGGTCTCCAGCCGCCTGCTGCGCGCCCTGGCCAACCGCGCCGGGCTGGTGATCGAACGGGTGGACGACTCGGACGAGTCCTGCACCGCGGTGCTGGTGCGCGCCAGCACCGGCGAGCAGCTGGGCAGCTCCACGTTCACGATCGACGACGCCAAGCGGGCCGGGCTGATGCGGGCCGGGTCGGCCTGGCAGACCTACCCGGCCAGGATGCTGTGGGCCAGGGCCAGCGCCCACGTGCTGACCGACTACGCGCCCGAGATCGTGCTGGGGATGCAGACCGAGGACGAGGCCCGCGAGGTGTACGCGCTGGAGCCGGAGCCGATCGGCATTGACCGCGGCTACAGCTACAGCGACCCGGACGACGAGGACATTCCGTTCTAGCCGTGGCCGCCGCCCGACCACCGGCCTGGGTGCCCTGGCAGCGCGAGCTGCGCGACTCCCCGCTGGATCCGACCGCCAAGCTGGTCGGCTGGGCGCTGTCCACGTACATGGGGCCGAACGGCTGCGCGCAGGTCTCGCGCTCCACGATCGCGAGGGCGTGCGGGCTGTCGGTGTCGGCGGTGCTGCGGGCGATCCAGCGGCTGGAGTCGGCCGGGCTGCTGCTGGTCGATCGGGTGAAGGGCGGGCACTACGGCGCCAACCTGTACCGCTGCCGCAACGGTGGCGCCCGCGCCACCGTTGCACCCGATCCAACCGTAGCGCCAGCGCCACCGTTGGCACCTGCCAACGGTGGCGCGAACACGGGTTCAACGGTGGCGCCAGCGCCACCCGAACGAGAAGGTCTAAAGACCAGCGCGGGCGCGAGCGCGGCGCCGCCCGGCTGGGTGCCCGAGGACGACTCGGCCATCGCCGAGATCTACCGCCAGCGTGAGCTGGACGCGGCGGAACGTGCGAAGGGCAGCACCGAAGGGTACGGAGACCCGGCGCAGGCCGAGGCCGCCCGCCACGCGGCCCTGGAGGCCCGCAAGGTGCTCGGTGCCCAGCTCGGAACGGATCCGCGGCCGTGACGATCCTGGTGGACGCCAGCCTGGGCCTGACCGGCGGCGAGCTGCGGCTGCTCGGCGTGCTGCTGCTGGTGATCGCGCTGGTGGCGCTGTTCGCAGGCCCACCTCGGTGAACGGGCTGGAGGCGCTGGGCGTGATGGCGCTGATCCTGCTGGCGATCGGCCTGGCGGGCCGGGTAGTTCGGTCGCCGAACGATCGCGCTAGGATCGCTGGCATGGCCGACGCGTACAGCTACCTGACCGACTCGGAACGTGTCACGTTCAACGAGACCAGCAGGCTGATGCAGCTGTCCGACTGGACGGGCTGGGACGACCAGCTGGAGGAGTGGCTGGACACCACCCAGGCGTGGATCCGCGATCGCCGCGCCTACATAGCCGCCATCGCCGAGGGCGAGATCCCGCATGACAACGGCCCCGGCTGGGACGTGGCGCACCGCCGCGAGCGGTACGACTACCTGCACAAGGCCAACTACTCCAACGCGGCGCCGCACGCGGTCTGCCAGCTGCCGACCGAGGCGGGCACCGACGCCGAGAAGGTCTACACGTCGCTGCGCGAGCTGTGGTGGGTGGAGCCGAAGGGCGCCTACTCGGAGCAGTCCGGCCGCCGCCAGGCGTGCACCGATTGGCTGGTGGAGCGCCGCCAGTACGTCTGGCGCCTCGCCGAGGGCAAGGTGCCCGGCGAGACGCCCGGCTGGGATCACGCCGACCGTCGCCAGCGGTACTCCAACCTGCAGGTGGCGACCAAGACCGGCAGCGCCTACGACAGCTGGTGCAAGTCGCACAACACCACCACCGGCGAGCCGAACGGCGACGGCGGCAGCAGCTCGGGCGGTAGCGGATCTTCCAACGCTCGAGATCGCGCGCTCAGTTGGATGGCCAGCCATCGCGGCCTGAACGAGCAGCCGGGCGGATCGAACTGCGACAGCCGCTCGGACGGGATCCGCACCGCGCAGGATCGGTGCGTGGCCATGGGCAGCTCGGGCACGTGGCTGCGCTACCAGCCGTGGTGCGGTGTGTGGTGCGCGAACGCCATGGAGGCGGCGGGCGTGAAGGGCCTGACCTACGACCTGGCCAGCGTGGAGTGGATCGAGGCCCGCGCGAAGGCGGGCAAGGCGCCGTTCACCGGCTGGACGACCGACCCGAGCCGGGTACGGCCGGGCGACCTGGTGACGCTGTTCAGTCCAGGCCAGCACGTGGCCATGGTGCGCACGCCGGGCAGCAGCCCGGTGACCGAGGAGGGCAACACCTCCGACACCTCGGCGCAGCGCACCCGATCCAAGGGCGACGTGGTGGGCTACGCGCTGGTGGCGTACCCGTGACCAACGAGGAGGAGCACGTGACCGAGACCGCCGCGCCGGACACCGAGCGCACCGATGACGCTGCCTTCACCGACGACGCCACCGAGAAGCTGGGCGACGCCACCGAGCGCGAGACCAACGAGCAGGCGGGCGAGGAGGACGGCAGCTCGCCCGACGAGCCGCAGCCCGAGACGTTCCCGCCCGACACGGACGAGGATCCGGCGGGGCCAGTCGATCCGACTGAGCCACCGCCCGATGCGCCCGCCGCGAGCTGACGGGCGACAGCTGGCCGCCGACCTGCGGCGGGTGGTGGTGTTCCTGCTCGGCGTGCTGGTGATCCTGGACGCCCTGATCGGCAGCGGCAGCTCGGTGCCGGAGCTGATCATCGGCACGGTGCTGGTCGGGGTGCTGCCGCTGGAGTACCTGGTGAAGGCGTGGCGTGGCCCGGCTGTGCGGCCACGGCACCGGCGAGGCGGGGACGATGACGATGGCTGAACCGCGCAACACCCGGGCGTGGCGCAGGCTGCGCAAGCAGGTGCTGCTGCGCGACGGGTGGCGGTGCCGGTGGTGCGGCGGCCTGGCCGACACCGCCGACCACGTGGTGGCGCTGGCCGAGGGCGGCGCCCCGTTCGATCCGTCCAACCTGGTCGCGGCCTGCAGATCGTGCAACGCCCGGCGCGGCGCGCAGCTCGTGAACGCACGCGTTTTTTACAACGGCGTGCCGCCGCCAGCCCGCAATCTTGGAATGGCCGGGAACACACCGCGCGGCGCCCGATCGCGCCGGATCCGAACGCGGGGCGTGGTGCCCGGCGCGATCGACGCGGATGGCTGAGGCGGCACCCGGCCCGGCGCACGGATCGCTGGTGTTCAAGGGCGCCCAGCGGCCGCTGCGGCTGATCGAACTGCCGCCGTGGACGGGCTGGCGCCACACCTCGGAGGCCAAGCGGGCCGAGCGGTTCCTGGAGACCTACCTGGTGGTGCCGACGGGCCACGGCGCGGCCGGGCCGTTCCGGATAGCGGGCTTCCAGCGCGAGCTGCTGCGCGAGATCTACGACCACCTGGCCACGTTCGCCAGCCTGCCCGCCGCGAACGGTAAGACCACGTTCCTGGCGGCGCTGGCGCTGGAGCGGATCGCCCGCGGCGACGACTACGTGGAGGTGGACGTGATCGCCACCAAGCAGGAACAGGCCGGGTTCCTGGTGGAGGCCGCCATGCGGATGGTGGAGTCCTCGCCGGTGCTGGTCGATCGCTGCCGGTGGCACAGCCGCGAGCAGATCCTGGAGTACCGGCCGACCGGATCCAAGCTGCAGGCGCACCCGGCCAAGCTGTCGGCGATCCAGGGCCTGAACTTCTCGCTGGCGATCATCGACGAGATCGGGTTCGCGCACGATGAGACGGTGGAGTCGCTGATCGCCCGGCTGGGCAAGCGGCCCGACGCGCGGCTGGTCGGGATCGGCACGCCCGGGTTCCAGGCCAACATCCTGCAGCGGCTGCGCGGCGCGCACCTGGACGGCGAGCTGCCCGCCGGTGTCCGCTACCTGGAGTGGGCAGCCGATCCCGGCTCGGCCTCGGACGACCGGCGGGCGTGGCGGAAGGCCAACCCGGCGCTGCGGGCCGGGTTCCTGACACCGGCCGCGCTGGCCGTCCAGCAGGGCCTCCTGAGCGATCGCGAGTTCCGCACCTACCACCTCGGGCTGTGGGTGGACGAGGCGGCAGCGTGGCTGCCGGAGGGCGCCTGGCAGGCGTGCGCGATGCAGCCGCCGCCGCCGGACGGCGCCGAGGTGGTGCTGGCGGTGGAGGGCACGTTCCGCAGGTCGGCGGCGATCGCCGGGGCGACGATGGACGGCGCGATCTTCCACGGCTGGTGGGCGGAGGTGGCGACCGACCGCGACCTGCACGACCAGCTCGGCCGGGCGATGGAGCGGTGGGACGTGCGGGCGATCGTGCACAACCGCCGGATCCGGTCGCGGCTGTTCGCCGAGCTGCGCGACGAGGGCGCGCCGGTGGTGCCGTGGGACGGGTCGGCCGACTCGGAGACCACCTCGGCCAACGAGTTCTACCGGGCGATCGTGGGCGGCGAGCTGGCGCATGATCACGCGCCGGTGGTGGCCGAGCAGGTCGCCAACCTGCGCGCCCGGTTCGGGGTGGACGGGTCGCTGCGGCTGGCCCGGCCGGACGACCCGGCCCGGTTCGGCGACGCGGCGCTGGCAGCTCGCGCGGCCTGGTGGGTGGCCATGGCCGAGGCGCAGCAGGGCGGCGCGCCGACGATCTACTAGGCTGGCGGGCGACGGGATCCGGCGCCTGGACACGGTGGGCAAGGTCGCCGGACGCGGGCGCTGGCGGGTAGGCGTCCAGGACGACCAACGGGCCGCCCGAGGGCGACCCGTTGACCATGGCGTGAAGCTGCGAGCCAAGCAGCAGGTGGAGGTTACACCCGGCCGTTGTAGGGCCGCAGGCAGCGGTTCGCTGCCGCCCGACGCTTGCCATGGACGCCGGACGAGATCGTCAGGGTGCCGACCACGCGGCCGTCCACGGTCACGAATGACCAGGACAGGAACACCCAGGCGCCGCGCCAGCGGGCCATCCCTTCGCGGCCGTGGTCGCTGGTGGTGGTGCGGGCGTGGGTCTTGTAGCGCAGGCAGCGGGCGATCTTGGTGGTGGCCTGCCGGGCGGTGGCCGCCTGGGCGGCCGGGGCGGCCGCCGCCAGCGCAAGGCTGGCGGCGGCGGCGACGGCGAGCGCGCGGATCATCGGGCCGACTCCTCGGCCAGCACCTTGGCGACGGTCGGGTGGGTGCACCCGGCGGCGGCCGCGATCGTGCGGTGC